TTGAGAGCCTGGTAGAAGCCCTGTGCCAGTGAGACCACGATGCCAATCACGATGGTGCCCTGAGCCAGCCAAGAGGTCACGATGGCAGGAATCTGCTCGATCCTGCCCGTGGCCACAGCGACGATGACGCCTAGCACCACGGCCACGATGAGCGCCGTGTTGCGCTTCTGGTCCGGCGTCCATGTGGGACGGGTGATGACGGCGATCACGAACGGCGCCACGACGGCTACCAGGATCGCTACTGCGGCGGTGAGTTCCATGTTCATGCCTCTCAGTTGCTCGCGTGGGACTGCAGGCGGTTGGCTCGCACGATGTCGGTCAACCGGGTGATGTACTCGGCGGTGACGTTGACCGGGGCACCCCACTGGCCGGTCGCGGTGGAGACGTAGTCGGGTTCGATCACCTGAATGTTGAAGTCGGTGGCCAGGTAGTAGGTCCCGGTGTTGGCGAGATAGAACATGGTGTGATTCCTCCGTTTGGTCGGTGTGGTGCTGGGGAAAGTTGGTGCGGTCGGGATGTGGACCGTGCCGGACGCGATGCCGCCGGAACTACCCGCGCCTGTGGACCAGAGCGGAACCGGGCGGAGGACCTTGTTCAGGTCGCAGCCTGGGAGCGACGCGAGCAACGTCTGGTAGAAGTGCGCCTGTGCGGAGACACGTCCATGGCTCCATGCAATGGTCTGCCACTTCCACGGGACGGGCACGCCCTCGATCACGTTCGCCGATCCGTACACGCCGACCGGCCAGCGCGCGAGGCCCTGGACGCCCTGGAAGTACGGGACGACCGCGGCCGGGGCTGCGTCATAGTCGACGGCATAGAAGATCGGGCAACCAGCCGGGTACCCGAGAGCGCCAGCCTGCGCCTCCGCGGCCTGGACGTCCTGCTGGCCCGCGGCATAGCCCTGGCCGGCGCGGGTCGCGGTCGTCTCCCACACGAGCCCGATGGACAGGCCTGCTGCGAGCAGCGCGTCACGCTCCCCACCAGAGAGGTTCTTGCCGCTGTCGTGGGACAGGTATCGAAGGACTCCCGCGAACCCGCCCGCAACGATCTGCGAGGCCGACGGCTTGGTCCAGGCGTAGTCGACTAGCTGTGCCATGGCGCTCCTCAGAGTTTCGTTGCGACGACGGTGGCGAGGTCTGCGGTGGCTGTCGTGGCGAGGGCGTAGTCGGCGTCCATCTGAGCCCGCCATGTCTGCAGGTCGGCGAGCGTCGTGTGGAGTGCGGCGATCTGGTCACGGATGGCCGTCAGATAAGCAACAGTCACGGCCGGGGTCGAGGCCGTGACTGTCGCCGCCATCGCGGTCTCCGAGGTCGCTGCAGAGGTTGCCGTGGCCTGGTCGGTGGTGGCGACGGTGGCGGCCGCGCGGAGCGCCGTGACGCGTGTTCCGATCGCCGTACGTAGGGTCGCGTCGTCGAGCTCGGCGGCCTTGCGTACCACGGCGACCCGGTCGAGAAGCGCCGCAGCGATCGTGTCGAGATTGTCGATGGTGATGGACGCCAGGACGTCGTCGAGTGCGGACACCGTCATAGCGCTGTAGGCCAGCAGGCGGTCGCTGAAATCTCGAAGAAGCGGGTCGTATCGGCGATCAGTGTCACCGTGCCCGACAGGGGGGTGACGACGGCGCGGACGATGTGCGACGCCGTGTCGGAGATCTTCACAGATCGGTTCGCGGCCGCCGTTATGGTGTTGCCCGACGCGGCGGCGTTGGTCCCCTTGTTCGTTGCGATCACCACCCCGTCGAGCATGATGTCCATCTGCAGACCAGTTCCGGCCGGGCACGTCCCCTGCATTGATGCACTGGCCCGCAGCACGTACGAACCAGCGCCAAGCGGGGACGCGGCGATGGTTTGCGGGGTGGCAATGTCAAGGGCCGAGCCCAGGGCTCCATAGATGGTGACTGGGATCTCTCGCAGGCGGGTGGTCCCCGCACCGAACTTGGCCCCGATCGCGTCGATCGGGGGCTGCATCGTCGCGGTGACGTTGGGCGCCACGCTCCGGAGCGGGTACGGGATGCCGGCGATCGGATCAGCACTCATGGGTCCTCCTCATTGGACGGTCACGGATAGGACGCCCGAGTCCGAAGGCCCGGCGCCAAGGAACATGGCGTAGTCGGTGGTGCCCGCATAGGTGACGGCGAACCCTGCAGCGGTGGCGTTGGCGATCTCCTGCACCATCGCGGTCACATCGACCGTTCCGGCCTGGTTCGGGGCCAGGGAGAGGGAGTTGTTCGCCGACGCGTTCAGACCCGGCGTGCTGGCCGGGAGGCTGTCGACGTTGTGGAGTTTGAGATGGACCGGCCGCGCTGAGTTGGACCCGGAACCGATCGGGCCGCGCTGCACGGTGATCGTCGCAGCCAAGACCGTCTTTCCGTGGACCGCGCCCCACGCCCCGCCGTAGCACCAGATGCCGGTGTTGTCGGCCGACGATGCCGGAGCGACCCAGTGGCCTTGGAAGAGGTTCCCGGACGTGTCTCCGCGCAGCGACCCGCTCCGGTAGGTACCCGACTGGGTCGGCCTGAACGACAAGGTCACTGGGGCGCCGCCGCTCGGCAAGGATTGAGCGGCGGTCCCGGTAGGTGTCGGGATGGTGCCAGTGATGGTGCCGATGATGACGGCGCCCTCAGAGCCCCAGGAAAGTGCCACCACAGCGCCCATGGACGGCGCCACGACCGCGATCGCTGACCAGGTGAGGCCCGCGGAGGTGACCGTGATCAGCGTCCCGGAGATGCCGGTGACGGTGGCCGACTGCGGCCGGGTCGCCAGGGTCGCCTCGATGGTCATCGTCGACTTGCGGACCAGGACCGGATCGCCAGGCACATGGACCCAACTGGGCACGCCGTTGTACGCGGACAGGTCCCGGATACCCGACTCTTCACGGACCAGCAGCGGGGAGGTCTGGACGACGCGCATCGGGATCACGTCGAGGCTGAGAGTGTCCGGCAGGGTGGCCGCGTGGCCCACATACAGCTCGCTCATGGCATCACCGCCGACAGTGGTACGGGGATCTCGATGACCATCACACCCGGCTCGAGCGGCATGGTGCACGACACGACCGGACCAGTCCAGACCCGGCCCTCAGGGTCGGTCACGGCCACCACGTCGAGCGGGTCGAGTGACGGATCCGCGGGGACGGTGATCCGGACCCGTACAGTGCGGTCGGCGACGATCCGGTCACGGTACGTCTGGGCCGACGCGTCGATCGCTGCCTGAGTCTTCGAGAGCGGGTCGGAATGGCGGTAGGTGACCGTCCCGAACCGTGACCCGACCGCCAGCGGACCATCCAGGACGTCGGCGACGCCACGCAGCGCAGCCCCGTTCGCATCGGTGCCCTCAGTGATGAACCGGTTGTACAATCCGGTCCGGTTCCCGGCGATGATGATCTTCACAGCCCGGGTCGCGTCCGCCGTCCACACGGGCGTAGCGCCGACAGCAGGCTGCGGAACGAACTGCAGTTCTCCCGAACGGCCGGCCCACACGACCGCGTTCACGGCCGCAGCGAGCGAACAGATCGCCGTCAAACGGTTCGCATCGTACGTCACAGACGCCGGCACGGACGGGTCAGCAACACCAGACCAAGACGACGCGACCGGCATCCGGCCACCCACCAGGCGAAGTACCTCGGAGCGGATCGTGGCCCCGGGAAGCGGCTGCTCCAGACCAATGAACTCATCCTCTTCGAGGATGGACAGCAGGTCGACCGCGGACGGCGAGAGCTTCCCACCGCGACGCACGACCTTTTGGGGTCCGACCAGGGTCAGTGCGCCCGGCCAGATGTCGCTCCAGATGTCTGACCAGAAGTCCCCGGTGACGGCGAGCAGTGATTTGCGGTGCAGCGACCATGCCTGCTCAACCGACCCCGAGTCGTCGATCCGGTACGAGCCGCACGGGATCAGTTCCTCGTACGAGGACCGGGACACGCCGGACCGTACGACGAGCTGCTGACCGATCCAGCCGAGCGGCCCGTCTGGTGCCGCGAGCGTGCCGTGCGGGTCAGGGACGGACATGTCTAGCTTGCCGGTCACCTTGCGCCCGTCGGAGGCCCACGACAGCGTCCCAGACTCGGCGTTGATCTGGCCGAGAGAACGTCCACCGAGGGTCGAGACGATCGACGAGGCGCGCGAACCCAGGCCCCGTGCGAACACGGTCGAGACGGGATACATCAGCCCTGCTCCACAGCCAGCCATGTCGCGTACATGGCTTCGACATCGAGCCAGGTCGCACACTCGGCCTCGAGATCCATCCACGTCCGCTCGGCGACCACCGTCGGCCAGCCGTCGTCGGCGACCTCGGTGCCGTCGATCGTCCAGTCCGCGGGAGCCTCAGCCGGGATCCACGCCGCCTCGGGGATCGAGCCCACACCCACGTAGATCAGGCCCGTGTCGTGCCGCATCGTCGCGGGCGGCCGGATCAGCAACACACCACCGGGTGCGATCATCTGCGCGAACTGGGTCGCTTCGGCCGTAGTCAAGGTCGAGATGACGAACGCACGCGACAGCAGGGTCCGAGGACCACCAAGCCAGATCGGAAGCCCCTGCAGCGGCAATACTGCGGCGCCGGCGGACTGGTGACCCACCTGGGCGTTGGTGCCCACCTTGAGCGGCAGCAGCATCGCGTTGGTGGGGTCCTCAGGGTCCATGACCCATGCCGTCGTCGGGTCGACGAGAACCGGGACCGTCGGTGATCCGGTCGCGAGCGCCCCGGCGAAGTAGTTCCTGTCGGGGGCGTTGGCCTCGATCAGGCAGGCATCGGAGTCGAGCGTGAAGCCGATCGGGAATCCAGTCGCATCACTGGTGGCATACGCCCTGAGCTGCACTGTCGTGTCGGAAGCCGCAGAGGTGCCAACTACGTAGACCTGGGTCCACACCCCAGCAGGGCAACTCACGGGAGTACCTGCGCCGCCGCCGGTCGCAGTCGCTCCGTTGAAGAACTGGTACTGAGCAGTCAGAATCCTCGTCGACGACGGGCGCACCCATACCGACATCGTGTAGGGAGTGAGTCCGACGACCGGGGCGGTGGGGGCAATCGACCCGCCCGTGTTCGCGGCAGCCGCAGCCGTCCATGTGCCCCGGAAGAAGGCGGACCCATCCTCGCCTCCCGACGTCTCTCGCGTAGCCGTGACAGCCCCACCAGTGCCGGCCCACAGAGACCAGCCCGTGACGTCCACCTCAGAGGATGGGTTGGGGCACAGGTTGGTGCGGAACCCCGTCCCGAGCGTCGCGTAGACCGTCTCGGTGATCACGCCGAGCGAGGAGTACAGGACGGCGCGGTACGTGACGCTGCGGCCCGGCGGCAGGCGGTAGTCCGTGATGAACACGCCGCCGGTCGGGATCTGTAGATCATCGCCGACCACGCGGACCTCAGCCGTGCCGTCGCCACGCCAGATTTGGACCGATGCGGCACCGACGATGCCGGTGATCGTGATCCGCGCGGACGGGCCGGGGGTGGCTGCGAGGGTGGCCGTCATGGTGCTGCTCATCGCGTCGCCCTCGCCTTCTGGCGCGCCTGCTTGGCTGACTCCTGGCCGTACGCGTTGACGGCTACGCCCTGCATCGTTCCCAGGAGGACGTTGTTCGCGTCGTACAGGTTGAACGTGGTGGGGCCGTTCGGTGACCCGGAACCCGTTACGGCAGACGCTCCGGAGTTGATCGCGTCCAGTAGCACCCGGTTCTTCGCCGTCGCCGCGGCGTTGACCACAAACTCATCCTTGGATACCCGTGCAATCGGCACACCGGACGCGTTGACACCCAGGATCGAGTCAGACGTGCCCGACCCGGGGCCGGTGAGTATGCCTCCACCCGCGTGCCCCGGAAGGTTCAGCGTTATGCTCGCGCGCTGAGCAGCCAGGGCTGTCGAGACCGCGGCGGAGTAGTTCGCCGTGAACGACAGGACGATGGGCTGGGCGGCGATGCTGGCGACCTGCGCCTTAATGGCGGCGATGTTCGCAGCTGCTGCAGCCGTGTCTATATCCAGTTGTGTCGGCGGGATGGTCGCAGGGATCGCCATCAGTTTGTCAACATACGCGGTCACGGCATCCCGATTGACACCATGGGCGACGGCATTGTCGATGATCTGCTGGCGCATGGTGACCATCTGGGCGCGGGCCTTGCCGGTGGATTCCGACAGCCCGCCGTTGGCCTCGACGACGTTCTGCAGGTCTGTGACCTGGCTGTTGAGCTGGCCGCGCAGAGCCACCGACGCCGTGGACATGTCCCCGATCGACGTGGTCGTGAAGGTGATCTTCTTGCCGGTCGTAGTGATGTGGTCGCCCATGTTCGACAGCGCCGAATCGAACGAGTTCTGAGCCTGCGCGGCGTTGAGCGCCTTGCCGTTGAGGGTGTCCAGGCTGCCCTTGAGGATGCCGGCGGCGTCGTTCTCCACGTACATCTTCGCGGCGGCGTTCGCGGCGGCGTCTGCGGTCGTCTGCTGCCCCGTGGTGGCGGTGGCAAGGGCCGCGGACGTTGTCCCGATGCTGACGGCGAACGCGTCCTGTGCGGCCCGGGCGGGGTCGACTGCGGCCGTGCTGGTGGCTGTCGCGGCGGCCAATTCCTTCTGCTTCTCGGCGCCCGCCCCCACTGCACTGTTGGTGCCGCTGATCGCCTCGCCGAGCTTGATCGCCTTTTGCTGCGCGTCCGTCATCTGAGCCCCGTTGCTGGCAACGGCCGGCCCAAACTTCGAGTTCAGCTGCGCGGTGACTTCCTTGAGTGCGGCGGCGTTCCCAAGCGCGGCGTCGGTCACGAGGGAGAGATTGATCCCGAGGTCGCGGGCCAGATCGAGTGCATGGGAGTCCGAGAGGCTCTTCACGGCCATAGCGCGGGTGTTCTCGCCGATAGCGCCGTTGTCCGCGCGGATCGCGTCGGCGAAGTCGTTCGCGGCCTGCGTGCTCTGACGCTGCGAATCCGCAAACGCGCTGTACACCAGGGTCGCCACGGCGAGGACCGCGCCGATGACCCCGGCGGCAATCGTCAGGGTTCGAACCCCTGCGGCAGCAGTCTCAGCGGAGACGCCCACGGCCTGCAATGCCGCGGGCACGCCATTGAGTTTCAGCGACTTGGACAGGGCGTCGATGGGCCCGGACAGCAACTTCCACGCTTCGAAGCCGATGTACACCGACGACGCGAGTTGTATCAACACGGCGAGGACGTTGGTGGGTATGGCGTTGATGAGGTCGCCAAAATCCTGCAGGATAGTCAGCGCACCCAAGCCCAGGGGGGCGATCGCGTCCAGGAGATGCGCGAAGGCGCCCACGATGGACCCGATGGCCTGCATGACCTGAGGGAAGACGCTGCGCACGTAGTCACCGAAGGCGACGACACCCGGGCCGGACATCATCGCAGCGAACCGCTGGGTCAGGGTCAGGATGTACACGCTCGCGTCGCGCCCCAGTGGGGCGAGCATGATCATCGCGGACACGAGCCCGTTGACCAGCACCCCGGCCGCCTTGCCGGCGATGACGGAGAACTCGCCGATGAGACCGTTCAGGGCGGGCATCTTCATCTGGAGGTCCGCCACAGCGGCCTGGAAGGGTCCCAGCACGCCGACGGCAGCCGCATGGCCAAGGGTCGTCAGATCACCCTTCAGGGTGACTAGCATCGCCGAGAACTGCCCGCCCAGGACGGTCGCGTTCTTTATCTCCGTCACGATGCCGACGATGGCCAGGACCCCGGCGACACCCATCGCACCGAAGCCGAATCCCAGACCAACCGTAGCCTGGACGATAGGCACCAGCGCCGGACCCAGGAGGAGGACAGCGGCGACAATGGCACCCATGCCCCGGCCAGCGTCCTGACCGGACTTGGCAATCTTCTTGTTGCCCGCGTCGACCTTGTCCTCGGACGCAGCAACAGCGGCCAGCTTGGCTTCCGCAACAGCAGTGTCGGCCTTCACCTTGACGTCGATGGGATCCCGGAAGTCGAGCTTGTTGGCCGCCGCCATGATGGCGGCGATTTTCTCATCAGCGACGGCCGTGTCGGCCTTCACCTTGACGTCGACGTCCTTGCCGTCGAGCTTGTCAGCCTGGGCCTGGCTCTTGGCCATACCCCGCTCGAAGTCGCCCATGTCGAGCCGCAAGTACGCGACGAGCTCGCCAACGTTTAGAGCCATCGCCAGTACCCCCTCGGTTTAGGTCTGCTGCTGGAAGTGGCGGCCAAGCCGGGAACCGGGCACGGGAAGCAGCGACCCGTCAGCGAGCGCCACGTACATGAGTCGGGCGTCGAGCAGGCCCAGGATGCGGACCCGCAACCAGCGCCACGACCGGGACGCCATCAGTACCGGGTCGCCGACGTCGATACCCCGGTCGGCCAGATCGCACTCGATCAGCGCCCACTTGTCCAGGAGGGCGCCCCAGGTCAGGCTTTGCTGGCCTTGGGTGCTTTCCGGTGACCCGTCGTCGATCCAGCGCGCGAGCCCGGCGGCGTTGCGGACTTCGCCGGGATCAGTTTCTTCGCGCCCCGGCGCTCCGCCCTGTTCGCCGGGGCCGGGGTTCCCCCCGACAGCTTCAACCCCGCCGCCGCATCCTCACCCATCGCGAAATGGATGAACAGGTAGCGGTTCAGGCGCTGAATCCGAACCCACGAGACGCCATCCGCGGTGAGCTCGTCCAGGGTGGCGCCCATGACGTCCCGCATCAGGTCGCGCTCTTGGTTGTCGTCGAGCTCGAGGGCGGCGGCCTGCGCGCCGATGTCACCGCCGAGACGCGCCCTGACGGCCAAGTCGGCCAGGGAGGCCAGGGACAGTCCCGTCTTGGCGTCCGGACTGGCGAACGTGTACGTCTTGCCGTCCGGGTAGGTCGTGGAGATGATGCCGTCAATCTCGACAGAGTCATCGTCGAGGTAGCCGGCGAGGTCCAATCTGGACATGGCTTCCTTACTCCTCTGGCTGTGGTGGCTGTTGGGTGATGCGGGCGACCACAGCCGGGGCCGCCCGCATCACGACTAGTCATCAGGCGAAGGTGAAGCTGCCACCCGTGGTCGATGGGCCGGTCGCGTTCGTCACGACGACGGTCACCGTGCTGGCAAGAACGGCGGGCGTAACCACGACGATCGTGTTGGGGCTGACTACCGTGTAGCTGGGCGCCGCAATGGTGCCGAACTTGATACCGGTAGTCCCGGCGAACCCGGAACCCGTGATGGTCACTAGGGTGCCGCCGGCAGCCGGGCCGGTGATCGGGGTGAAGCTGTAGATGGCAGGCACGGAAGCGACCGTGTCCGGGTGTGTGATGATCGTCCGCTTGCCCTGCCCGGTGAGCGTCACCGTCACGCCGTCGGTGGCCGACATGGCCCCGCCATCGGGGGACCACTCGACAGCAACCATGCCCTGGTACGCCTCGACGCGGGGGCCGCCGGACTCCATCTCGTACCACCGGACCTGGACACTGTTCAGCAGTCCGATGTTCTCCGCGAGCAGGCGCAGGTATTCCTGGCCGGGGTCGTAGGCGGAGGGGTTGGACGCCTGGGACTTGCGTTCGAGGCCGAAGACCACACTCCACGCGCGGGCGGTGGCGGTGCTACTCATGTCGCCGCCGGAGTCGAAGTCGCTGGTGTCCACCATCGTCGGCTTCAGAGCCGGCTGGAACTTGTTGACGCCGAACACGCCAGTCCAGACGGGCGCGGCCGTGGTGCCGGTGTTGACGTCCAGATACCACTTGCGGACCGTGGTGGCCGCACCGAGCTGGACCTTCGTTGTTGCTGCCATGATGTTCTCCTTCTAGACGGTCATGTGGGTTACGAGCGGTTGGCGCTGGGGCGCCAGACGGTGGCGTAGTAGTTCGAGGACCTCATCCACCGATTGTTTGCGTCCTGGCCGAGAGAAGCCCCGGAGCGGCGGACCATCGACACGATGCGAACACCGCCGGTCAGGGTCACGCTTTCGAGGCCGTGAAGGGCGTTGAAAATGGCGCCGTCCAGGTCCTTGACGGGGCGCGGGTCCTGCCCGGCGCACCGGGTGCGGACCTGCACGCCGATCACTGAGTCAGACAGGGTCGGGTCGTCTGAGACGGGGTAGTCGGTCAGTGTGATGATGTTGTCCGGGGCGACGGGGATCACGTCGAACACGATCCCGGTCTCGGCGGCCGTGTAGACGCCCGTGTCGCGCCACGTTCCAAGGCTGGCGGCGGCAATGAGTTGCGCGACGCCAGTCAACAGGTCCGTCTCAAAGCCGCTCATGTCCCCAGCGCCTTCCGGATCTCGTCGCCGATCGCATCCGTCGCCTCAGTGGCCTGCTCGACCATGGCCCGTTCCAAGAACTTGGCGCTCCCACCGGTGGGGTGATGAAACTCCATGCCCTCGTGCTGATAGATGGCGTACGGCCCGTCGTAGGTGACGCTCACGACGGGCAGGTAGTCGCTGCCAATCCTGTTGACCCGTCCCGACTCGGCGAGGGTGACACCGCCGAGGGTGTCGGGGCGGCCCTCCAGGGGCACGAGTTCCTGCGAGCGGTCGAGGATGACCTGCCCGCCTGCGGCCAGCGCGTCCTCAACGTGGTCGCGGACCTTGGCGGTGATGGCCGTGAGATCGAGAGCCATCAGGCCAGGTCCACTTCGATGTGGTCAGGTAGCCCGAGCGAGCCACCATCACGGCGGCGAATTGCCGAGACCCACGCCACGCGGCCGTTGACCGTGACCCGAGAACCGGCGACGAGCTTGTCGGCGTCGGTCAGCGCGGCGTAGAAGATCGACTTCTGCTCCAGCTGCTCACTCGTGCCCGTGCGGACCAGGACGACACCGTCATCGAGGAGGCCTTTGACGGGCACAGGGGCTGCGTACGTGTCACCGTAGGCGCCGGCGGCCACGAAGGTCTCCACCGAAGCCGTGTGGATGAAGAATGCTGAGATGGCGCTCATCGTCGCTGATCCTCAGCGAGTGGGACACCTTCCAGCCATGTGACGTTCTGATCCCAAGGCATGAGGCCCTGGCCAGCGTCGGCGGGTGTCGGGTCGATCGAGAACGCGCCCCCACGGCCCGCAGCCAACCGCAGGAGACGCTGCTCAGATCGGGACAGGTAGAGGCCGCCGACGCCCTCACTGGTACCACTGGCACCGGGGGCGGCGTAGCCGATGTGCCCGGTTCCGAGGCTGACGGTCTGGGCTGACGTGACGTTGTTGAATGCCCGAGCCGCCGACGACAAGACGATGCCGAGAGCGGCCGGAGGCAAGGGTGAAATGACGAACTCGGCGAGATCCTGGACAAGCTGAAGGATCAGAGTGGCCCGAGCCGTATCGATGGTGCCGGGATCGAGCCCCAGGTACGTGCCGAGGTCGGAAGCCACAGCGATTGGTGTGCTCATGTCGGCCTCCGTCTTGGGTTACTCCACGTGCGCCCACTTGAGGCGTCGGATGATGAGCGAAATCAGTTGGTTGCTAACGCCGAACTCATCCGCAAGGGCCTGCTGAGGGATGCCACCAGCGGCATACCGGGTCCGAATCTCCCTGACCTGATCGTCAGCGAGTTTCGACCCAACGTGAGTGGCGCCGTGCATCCGGCGGCCACGGCCTTTGGCTTCGCGGTCCTCGTGGTTGGTCTTCACTGTCCCGGTGAATAAACAGACAGGGTTCACGCAGGGTGGGTTGTCGCAATGGTGAAGGACTTGTTGCCGGGCGGGAATCGGACCCACGAACTGCTCGTAGGTCCACCGGGTCACTCGGACGTAGTGACCGCTCCCGTTCTCGCGGTAGGTGCCATCCCAGAAGATCCCGTAGCCGTCCTGATCGCAGGCGCCAGTCCAAGGCCAGCAGCCATTTGGTCCTGCCGACTGATCGACCTTGGTGAAGTAGCGAACGATCGTCGGGATGCGCTTCTGTGGCATGTGGTCCTCCATAGACTTCGGTCCTACCTACCCACCATAGTAACGTAGGTAGGACCGAAGTGCTAGGAGGACATCAGATCACGCGCCTACAGCGTGGGTGTACGCCACGAACGCGCTGTGCGTACCGACGACGAAGCCATAGTAGGCCTCTACGAGCAGCAGCGTGAGGTTCTCCTGGAACGCGGAGTGCCACGTGGTGCCGTCGAAGTAGTTGGCCTCGCTGGACACCTTGATGCTGATGTCCATGCCGACGCCGTAGGCGCACTGGGAGAAGTCGCCACCGATGGCGCGCAGACCCTGATCGATGACCGGAGACTGCGTGACCGTGATCGACGGTGTGGTGCCACCGGTCAGGCTCGCCTTCGTGGAGACCGGTGCGGACGCACCGCTGAAGGTCAGCGTGAACGGGCCACCGGCTGCGCCAGTGACGGCCACGCCTGCGGCGACCGAACCCGGCAGTAGTTGGATCGCGGTCTGGATGGTCGCTGCCGTGGGGAGGGCGGTACCGGCAGTGATCGGCGCCGTGGTCTGGCCTCCGATGGTGACCGTGAACGTGCCGCCGGTCGGAGCGCCGTTGATCGTGATGACCTGCACCGCGTCGCCAGAACGGTAGTACCGACCGGACACGCCCGAGTTGAAGTACGCCGGGTACCCGATCAGCGCGCCGGCGTTGACGCCACTGTTGGCGTTGTACGCGTCGGACACGAAGAACGGGCGGCCGTTGGCGTCCACGGACATGGCAGCCTCGGGGCGAAGCAGCGGGTCACACGCGAACCCGGAGAACTGCATGCCAGGGATGGCCGCGACCTTGGCGACGCCGGTCCACAGGTCGGTGTAGACGCCACCGGCGTTGGCCGCCGTTGCGCCGATGACCTGAGTGTTCGGGGTGTCCTTGAGGTAGTCGCTGAACGGGCCAGCGGCACCGGTCTTGAGGTCGAGGCCGTGGATCGCGGCGTAGTCGAACGCGCGGCTGATCGCGGACGGCAGATCCTGCGACAGCTGGTCATACAGGCCGGCCGCGTTGGTCATGACGACTTCCTGGCTGACCGGGACCAGAAGTGCAACCTTCTTGCCGGTCATGACCTTGACGCCGACGCCACCCTGAGAGACCGGCTTGACGCCACCCTCAGAAACCCACCCAGCGGTGGGGATGTCCATGGGGACCGGGATCGCGGTGTTGGCCGAGACCGACAGGGGGACCTTGCGGGCCAGCTGCATGACGGCCGAGGTCTCGGACGCCTTGAGGAAGATGGGGCCGGTGATCGTCGGGGGCAACAGTGTGCCCGCAACGTTGTTGAGCTGAACTCCAGCCATGATGGCTCTCCTTGGTGTTTGGGGTTATCCGCGAGAGCCGAGTTGGCTCTGGAGGATGGAAGCGAACTCCGAAGCTGGCGAGGTGGCGGTCTTACCGTTCGCCCCTGATGCTTGGGAAAGGTCCGGGCGTGGTGCCCTGGGACCGTTACCTTCTGACGCGGCACCTAGCCGTGGGTTGGACTCGACAGCCGCCGTAATCGCAGCCGTGATGGCTGCGGCGTCGGTGGGGTCGATGTCCTTGACGCTCGCCAGGAACGTCTTCGAGTCGAGCAGGGCAGCCGGGTCGGCTGCGGTTCCGGCGGCGCGGTAGACGGCAAGTGCAACTTGCGCCTCTCGTGCTTCAGCGCCAGAGGCCGCCAACTGCGCGGCGATCTTGGCGGGGTCAGCGACCTCATTGCCCTCGATAAGGCCGAGGTCCTTGAGGATTTGCTGTCGTGCGTCCGCGGCTGCCTGAGCCTTGGCGTTGGTGCGGGTGGCGCCGTTCTCCTTGCGGAGTCGTTCGATCTCGGCCTTGGCGACGGCGGGGTCATCCCACGGGCTCCCGTTGGGCGTCTCGGCGTTGGCCTTGTCGGCCGATGCGACGGCGTCCGCCAGTAGCGCGGACGCCTGGTCGTCGGTGACACCCGCGGGCCCTGCAAGGGTCTCGGGCGTGGTGACGGTTGGCTGTTCAGACATGCGTCCTCCAGGGACTTTGAGCGGTCACACCGAAGCCCCGGCACCAGACCGGGGCTTTCGATGCGTTGAGAGGGTGTTACTTCAGAGACCCGTCGGCGTTCCATGACGCCGGGATCTGGTCCATTCCGCCAAGTGCCTTGGCGCGTTTCATGATGAATCGACGTACAGCGCACCGACCGGCTTCGCCACCTTGGGCACGGCCCACAGCGTGAATGGCGTTGTGCAGGTCGTCCATGGTCTTGATCGGAAAGCGACCACCCGTCATGGCAGCACCGGACTTGGCTGCCTGTTCTCGACCGGCAGTGCTCAAGTCAGCCATGTCAACCCCTTAGCAACTTGGTCAGTCGGGCCATCTGGCTCGTGCGGTATGGGGAATCCTTGAGGCCCTGCAAGATGCCGAGTTGAAGCTCGGCCTGTGCGCGGGTCATGGTCGACTTGGGTAGCGTGGCCACCTTCTTGAGAGGGCCCGACTTGCCGACAATCGGACGGCCCTCGATCGCCTGCCGGAACGCGGCGCGGGCGTCGGCGCCGTACCGGCCCTTCGTGGAATCGGCCCACGTCTTCTGCGCCTCACGCATCCGCGCGGACGGCTCGTAGGCGTTGAAGACCGGCTCCGCATGGCACCGGCAGTTGTCGTGCACCTGGAAGTCCGCCGTCGACTTCTTGTAGTACAGAAGTCCGACACCGGCACGCAGCGCGAGCATGACGCAGAACGAGCACGCGCCCGGTTCGGTGACCCTCGCCCAGCCCTTCGCGTACTTGTCCTGCCGGACGGCGCTGATGATCGTGTCCCGGCCCTGGTCGAGGACCAGTTGCGACACCGACTCGTCCAGCCGGGCCATTGCGGCATCGGTGGTCTCCGTGGTCACCGGGCCGTACAGGTCCGTGGTCGCCCACGACACCGCATCCGCGATCACCGAATCCGCGGGCGACGGGGCCAACTTCAGCGAGGGCCGGCCGGGAACCCCAGCCGCGACACGTTCGGCCTTGTAGTAGTCGAGCGCACCGGCCGCCGACGCCTGCCCGTACCGCGCCACGATGGCCCGGACTGCAGCCTCGAATCGGGGCAGCGTGGCCTGCAGGTTGTGCAGGTCGAGCAGCGGCCACGCCTGGAGCAACAGCGCCGGGATCAGCGCGACAAGAGCCGCCTGCCCTGCCTGGTGCTGATCCGCCGGCCGGGTCGCCTCAACCGTTGACTGGGACATTGACCGGCATCTTCTTCGGCATCACGGGAGGCGTCGGAGTCCCGTCGGGGACCTTGGTTGGCACAAGGGAGTCGGCAAGGTCCGCGTTCACGATCTTCTCTGTCCGCAACGACTTGGCTTCTAGGCTGTGCGCGATCTCCATGAGCATCGACGTGCCCTGATCGGCCTGGCGGTCGACCTCGATCCGCTCACGCTGAATCGCGGTGTACCCCAGCGCCTCACCGGTCACATCAGACACCGCCGGCAAGTAGCCCATCGAGACCTGCTTGAAGATCGCGTCTGTCGTCGCGGCAATCGTCGGCGTTGCGGTCGATGACCAGACGGTCGTAATCTTCTCCGCATTGTCCGGCAGGCTTCCGTCACGGACCAGCAGCGCGAGTTTCATCACATCGCGCCAGCCCTTGCCGAACATAACCGTCTTGTGATCGGCCCGCCGGATCAGCTCGCCCTCGCCCGCGCGGATCGCGTCGGCGCTCGTGGGGTTGGCTGTGGCAAAGCCGAGCATGTACGGCGGCAGCCCGGTCAGCGCGCTCATGCGCTGCGCGTAGGAGTCGATGACCTTCGTGAACACAGACGGGTCGTAAGCCGAGAACTGGCCCACGGTCGGGACGTTTCCCTCAGCGTCACGCTCAAGAGCGAGGACGCGCCCGAGGTACGTCTCCCATGCCGTTTTCGGTGTTCCGTCGGCCGACTGGAAGGAGGCCTCATCGGCGCCGAGAATGTACCGCTGCGGTGCCGAATAGAACTCGCCCGCAACCGCCAACCCCAGCAGGGTCCGGCTCGCCGCGTCGGTGATCGACATGATCTCGGGCGTGATCTCTGATGCGCCGTCGCGAGCATAGGACCGCGGGCGGTTCGGAAGACGGACAATCATCGGCTGCAGGCCGTGGTCGTCGCGGTCAATGACAGTCCAACCGCCAGCCGCCTGGATCAGCGAGACGGTCGACCCGGTCTGGTACAGCGTCGCCTGACGTGACCCCTCGAAGCCGAATAGGCGCAACGCCGCGACGATTGTCCGGGTGCGGGCATCCCACTCCACCGCGATGTCCAGCGGCGACTCGATCGTGATGAGCGGCGGGGTGTCGATGACGTTCGAGCCAGCAGCGGGGGAACCGACGCAGACGTAGCCGCAGCCGAAGACGAGGGCGTCGAGGTGTGCCAGCGGGTGTTCGGCGTCGAGGTCGTTCCCCAGCCAAATCTCCTGCAGGTCCCTGTCGACATCGTTGCTGTCGGGGTAGCGGAAGCCGTCCACATTCAGACGCCGGTCGAGCGCATCGACAGCAACCCGCGCCCAGCCGGTCGTGGTGTGCACGTTGCGCATCTGCGGAGGAATAGAGATGCCCAGGTCCTGAACGTGGACGGTGCCGCGGTAGTACGCGTCACGCAGCTCGAGCCCGTACCGCTTGGACTCCACCAGCGACGTCAGGCGTGTGACCATGGCCTGCTCATCGTCTGACAGGCTCACCATCGGCAGGTTCAGCGACACAATATTGCTCGGGCCGTAAGCCTTCACGCCGTAGGTCTGGTCAGGCTGGTCCATGTTGACGGGGGTGCCGTTGATACCTGTGGGCATCGTCACTGGTTGCCCCCTTTTCGTGTCTACTGGAGAACGATCACGCGACCCTTGCCGGGCGTGCCTTGCTTGGTGCTCAGCAGGTAGATCCTGCGAAGCATCCGGCCGCCGATGAGACAGACGGCCAGGTCGATCTTGTGCCTCGAGGAACGGTTCTCTTTCCTCACGCTGACGCCGAACGGGCCCGGCGCGAGTTTCGCGTTGACCATGTGCTCACGCAGCCACGCAGACTCGGTGAACGTCACGGTCCCGGCCGCGAGTTCGCCGGCCACCTGCTCACACGCCGGGACGAACAGCGCCTGGTTGACGCTCGACGCCATGTCGAACGCGACCGCATGGGTGCGAGGCCCGGACTTCACCGGCCAGCACTTCAGGTGCTTGCCGTACCGCTTCGACCACTCATCACACAGCGGCCACCAGAACCGGTTGTCGCCTTCGGTGTCGTCATCCTTCGCGTGGGACGGGTCGAACCAGAACGCCCGCACCTTGAATGTCGACATAGCCTCGATCACTGCGAGGTCGTAGGCGTCGCGGTCGACGATCTGGCCGGCCTTGGGCTGCTGGACGTGCAACACCTGTGTGTGACCGTCGCTGATTCGTGTCGCCACCAGCCCGGTCGCGTCACCGGACTTCGAGCCGTCACCGAACAGGACCACAGCCTCACCGGGCAGGATCCGCTCCGGCCGTGAAGCCTTCACGACGTCGTTCGGGTCAGCCCATGCGTCCTCAGCCGCGGAGACCTGGTTGTACCACTTACGCCGCGACTCAGACGCCGAGTTCATCGGGTTCAGGACACTCGCCAGAATCCGCTTCGTCGACAACCAGACCGAGTCGCCCCGGATCGACTCCACCACGCCGGGGACAGCCTCAACGGTCAGCGGCGCCTCGGGCGGGGCCTCGAGCGAGTCGTACAGCTGGCCGAAGTCCAGCGACTTGGGCCGCTGGCAGTTGATGCACTCGGGCCAGTCCGTCGCGGTCGCATGGACCTCGCAGCGGGTGCCCTGCGTGGCCTCGAACGCCTCACGCGCCTTCTGCCCGACACTGTCCTCGCCGGGACGGTACGCGTTGCAGATGTCGAGGATCCGCGCCGCACCAGACGGGGACTTCGCCGCGTTGCCCTCGATCGCGCCAGCCATGTCGTGGCCACCGTTGGACGAGTTCCAGTTCTGCGTCTCCACACGGATGATCCGCGTCGGACGCCCGCCCTCGATCGTCAGCGCGTTCGAGGTCACGGCTTCGATCTGTGCCGTGTCGCCGCGGGCCCAAACGTTCAGCTTGCCGATCTGAATCCCGTACTTCTTGCGCGTCTCGGAGGGGATCAGTGACGGGAACAGTTTCATGGTCGTCTGTGTCTGCTGCTGCGCCACGGCGACAACCTGAACCCACGCGTTCTCCTGCTGGCGACCGACCGGGACGTCACCGCGCCAATGGTCGAACACCGCATCCTCGGAGCAGATGTCCGTCGCAGACACGCACGCCCCGACCGGATCCTTGCCCCAGCCCTTGAGCCGCTGCAGCACTGACGTCGAGTACAGGAACTCGCCCGTGTCCGGGTCCAGCGCGTCAGCCCACAGGATGAACCGCGCCTGCTCAAGTGTGTACGTCCACGGCCCACCCTTGGGCGCCGACAGGTTCAGCCCCGTCCACGCCAGGTTGCGCCACCCCAGCGTCACCGCAGGCAGGACCCAACCGTTGTCGTACTGCCACGTCGGGCCGATCTTCACCGGCTCCCACGCGAGGCCCACAGGCGGCGTCGCACGCTCTAGCTGATCCTCGTACCAGCCGATGATCTCGCGGTAGTCAGAGTCGGCGGTGCGGGTCTGGGAGGCGGCAAGGCTACGCGCCATCGAGTTCGGCTTGGCACTCGATCTTCGAGTGGTCGCCCGCCCGAGCCTCTGCCGCTGTCACGACATGCTCGGCTGGGCCGGACTCGAAACTGTAGAGGCAATGTCCGTTGGCACACTGCCCGACTCGGGTTACCTTCATCTTGAGGTCGACATGACCGCCGGGGATGATCCCGCCCTTGGCGAACTCCATCACGAGAACGCCCACCATGCCGTGCGAGCGACGAGACGGTCGTACGCAGCCTTGACCTCGGGGCCGAGCGCGGCGAGCAGAACCTTGTCGGCCTCGCCGTGTGCGTGCTCCGGGTCGCCGGCCGGGTCGATCGCATCCAGCGCGGCGATGATCTGGGACTGGGCGACGCCGATCATGAAGCGCTGGGGAAGGTCGGGCTCGACCAGACGATCGTCGACGTCGGTGGGGCCGTCCGGGACGTTCATCATGCACCCCGCTGCTGCCACTTGGTGACCGCGGCACTCCGGTGCTGGTTCGTCGCCGGCATCTCATCGCCGGCCTTCGCCAGTTCCAACTGCTTGAGGAACGATGCCCGCGACTTGCGGTGCTTGTCCATCTCCGCAATCAGCGGGTGGATCACGAGCTGGCCCATGCTGCCCTTGGTCGTCATCGGCGAACCATCCCCGACCCACGCCTCGGTCAACGCCTCGAGCATGTCCGACGTCCGGCACGCATCCTCGAGCACCGTGACCTCATCGGGGCGGAGCTCGTACGAACCGGCGATCGCGGACCACTGAGCGCGGCCAGCCTTGCCGAGTCCGGCGGGTGCTTTCAGCGCAGTCATCGCATGACCTCTACTGTGCCCTGGTAGACGAGCACGCCGCGCGCGCCAGTGACGGCCGTGATGTCGACGTCGCGGAAGGACATCAACTCAGCGCCGAACTTTTCGCCGACCTCATCGAAGAGGATCAGGAACTCGGGCCGGGAGACTTCGCCAACCGCGAGGGTCGGCAGGGTGACGATCTGTAGACGTGCCATAACGATGACCTCCAGGGTCGGTACGTGCCACCAGGGCACGGTCAAGCGGGGACGAACTAAGCGGCTCGGTTACCGCGCTTCATGTTGCAGCCGAGGTGCGAGCAACGGGTGTTCTCGCGAGTGTGGGGGCCGTGCAGGGATACCGGCACGATGTGGTCGAGCGAGACGCTGCCCGGGTTCGGGCTCGCTAGGTTCGGGTCAACAGGCAGATCGCAGATGCCGCAGGTCCAGCCGTCGCGGTCGTACACCTCGAGCGGGTCGAACGGCTCCCAGTCGTTGCCGAGGAGACGAGCACGACGCACGTGCATGTGACGCCTCGACCGCTCCGCCTGCGCCTTGCGCCTGCACTCGGCCGCTCCACACTGCCTCCGCGTCACACCGTGCATCACCGCTCCGCAGAACGGGCAGGGCAACTCAACGACAGGTACGGGCGCCACGCCGATACTGTGCCCAGCCTTGACGTGCCCCGCCAGGGCTGCCAGCCTCGCGCCGTTGGAGCGCTCCTCGATGGGGACGCCCGACCACTTGGCGAGTGCGGCCCGACGCGCGAGAGCAGATCGCTCTGCGGCGCTCAGTTTCGCTGGCTCCGGCAGCACTGGGCGAGGGTGAGGAACGTAGAAGGATTGGTGACGGATGATCGCCTGCTGTGAGGCGGGACTCCTGTGTTCGGGGCACGCCTTCGGTGGCCGCCCTCGGCCCCCCGGGTGGGACCACTCGTGCCCGGCGTCACAGGTTAGTGTCCGCATACGCACGCCCCCCGGATTCTCTAAGACGGCGAGGGGACGGACGCTGGCACCGGCGCGCTAACCGAGTCGCGCACTACCCTTGCTACGAGGGGGTCACCCCCCCAGGGGGTCCTGTTGTGGGGGTGGGTTTAGATCATCCCGGGGTGTCGCTCGGCTGGTCGTCGGCCTCGGGCGGCGTGGCGAGTGCTGCCACGTGCCGCTTCTGTCTTGCTCTTGTCTGTGTGACAGTCACGTCCACAGGTGGGGCAGTCACTGCCGTGTGCTGGTCGTAGGTTGCTCGCGTCATGCACTGACAGTGTTGGGTTGGTCCACTCTGCCCAAGCGATGACGTGGTCTACCTGTGTCGCTTGTCCGTGTCCGCACAGGTGGCAGATGCCAGCGTGTGCAGCGATGATGCGCGCCGTCTTGTGTGGGTCGAGGTAGTCAGAGGGTGGGCGCCTCTTCTGATTCCAGGACATCGTCGGCCTTCTCTTTGTCGCTGATCGTCACCACGCCACCACTGAGTGCGAGCAATGCGCCGGGGATGATGAGTGCGAGCGAGACCCCACGCCAGCCGGACAGCGCGTCCTTGCATTGGGCCGCGCCGTTGTACCCGTTCGGGCTGAACGCTGAGCCACAGTCGTAGCCGCTCTGACTCATGGGTGCGAGTCCGAGGATCAGACCAGCGCCGAAGAACAGCGTGCCGAGGATGAGGAGCAGCGTGTTCAGCTTGATGGTCATGCCGCTCATGATGCCACTGTTGACTCGGCTGTGTGGGATTCGGACTCCACGTCCACTGCTCCGAGATAAGGCTGGACACCTAGTTCCTGGACTCTCGCCAGGGGTGCGGCTGTGCCATCCACCGCAGACCAACCGAGTCAACAATGCACTAGCGATCGTACTACGACTTGCCCGTGTCGGGCAGGGTAACTGTCAGCGGAACAGCATCGGCAGCAGCACCGCGAGGACCCACGCGAACAGGCCAGCAGCCACGAGGTTGAACCGGGAGGCGGGGACGTTGAACGCAGCGAGCGCGAACAGGATGGCAGCGATGAGGAGCAGGACGATGGTGAGCATGTGATCTCCTACTTGCTGGGTTCCAACTTGGCGTGTGCCTTGGGTCTGGTTGCGCCCGTGGATCACACCCTGGCAGACGGGGCATGTCCGGGAGTCGTGCAGAGGCTCGACCATGGCTCAGGCTTGGTGTGCCCTGAGGTGTTCCCGGATGGACTCATGGTCTGCGGCGAGAGTGATCGTCGCGCCCTTCATGCTCGCCACTCGGATCGGGATGCCGACCTTGACTTGGCAGATCGGGCACTCGACCTTGACGTTGCCGGTCGCGATCATCTGATCCTCACTCCGTCTCGAGGTACTGCTTGCGTGCTCCCGCGCTCATAAGCTCGCACATGCCGACGATGTCCCACGTCAGCGTGTCGTCCGACGTCCAGGTGTAGAGCCGGGTCTCACCGTCGTCGGCCATGGCTTGGCAGATGACGACGGCCTTGGTGATGATGACCGGCGTGAACTCAGAGTCGGCGAACTCGGCTTGGACGGCGGCGGTCAGGGGTTCAAGCACGTCGCCCCCTTCGGTGGGGGCGAGTTGCCCCGCCCCGCGCCTGCCTGCGTTCCCGGTGCCGTCTGGCGTTGGGGCGCCTCAATGGCAACATGCAAACAGCCGCTCAGGTTGCCCCTTGCGGCTGTCTAGGTAGCTTCGGAAGTTGCGCCTGGGCGCACCTCTTTTGCTGCACCGATCGTTGCATGTCGACCAGCCGAGCGCAAGCGGCGCGCCGCATCAGCGTTGCGAGCCTTCTCTGCCGGGCTTCTGCGCATCCACTCCAGCTCGATCACAGCCTCCCGCATGAACCTCAGCGGACGCGCTCCCGGACGCACGGGAGTCATCTTCCCGCGGCGCACGAGAGCCCGGATGCTGCTCGTCGTCAGCCCCAGGATCGCGGCCGCCTCAGCGCTCGTGATGGTCATGCGGGCCTCAGTTCGTCGGGCATGTCCTCGTCGAGAATGACGACCTCGGAGTGAGTGTTGCTCCACCAGTTCCTGAGTAGTTCGTAGACCCATCGCGACATCATGCCGTCGCCTCCTCAGCCAGCGTCTTCACCCAGAGCTCGTACCACTCCGGCGTGATGACCACACCGCATCCCCGCGTCGTGCACACGATCGAATCATCCCCCGAGTTCCGGGCAGCCGGATCGCGCGGAGTCCCGTACATCACCAGCGCCATCCGGTCGCACTCGGGACACGGCGCCGGCAGCCGCATGATCGGACCCCGCCATGGAGCCACCATGTGCGCGCGGACCATCACCCCGAGCAGACCATGCCCGCACGGGTCGCCGGCGCTCATCGCCTCGTCGCCGAACAGCCACGCTACGAAGTCGGGTTCGGCCTCGATCGCAGCCAGTCGCCCGTACAGGAACCGTGCCTCGGTCGCGATGTTGAAGCGCGTCTTCGGCTGGGCCATGTTCAGCACCTCACGCAGTCGCTCGCCGTAGATATACACGCGGTCAGACAGGCAGCGGCGGGTGTCGTAGATCGCCAACCTGAGCGGCTCGACACTCTCCCCGCCGCCGCGGTGGTCGGTGTCGCACGGGGTCGAGCGCAGCGACGCCTGAGCCCTACCGAGATGCACCCACACGGCATGGGCACCATCAGTTCCGCCACCCAGCCAGCGCTCGAGGTCGTTGTGGCAGCTGTCGCACAGCCATCCGTGCTCAGCGTCGCGCGGCATACATCCCCGACACGCGTCACGGTCCTCACAGTCGGCCAGGTGCATCGCGAAGCGGGTGCAGCCTCTCGCGCAAGATCGGTGCGTGGTGATCACGATGCGTCCCTCCATGCTGCTTTGGTCTCCACGTGCCACGCCTCGCACTCAGCGCACCACTCGACGCGTCCCTCGGTCGTGAGCCCCACAACCGCGTCTTGGCTGACGATGCGGCGGACCTTGGCATGGGCTGCCTCGGCGGTGTAGCGCTTCCGGCGACAGGTCATGCGTGCACCGCGCATCCACACCACAAGTGCTTGCAATCCCAGACGCAACGGCACGGCTGTGACGCATCGCCTTGTGGCCTCCGAGGATCATCGAACGTGAGGGCGCGACCTACCCGCGTGTGTGCTGGGCAGACGGGATACGCGCCGAACTCGGGGGCATCGTCGTCCACCTGCCACGCCACGGCTGGCTTGTCGCACGGCTCGAACTCCCCGCCGCGAGTCACGCCCCACGAGCATGTCTCTGGCTTGCTCATGACTGCCCCTCCTGCGCCGTGGGCATGGTGAACGGGGGTCCGATCGGCTGTGCACCCTCGTGGCGCCGTCCCCACTCGTCCCGCAGCGGCACCTGTGGCGCGTCGTCAGCCTGGCTGGCGTTGGATTCCCCCACCGAGGCCCCGTTCGCAGCCACAGGGGCGATTCTGGGCTGCTGGTGGGCATTGGCGGGCTCGTCGCGCTCAGACACGATGCTTGCAAGCCGATCCACTACGACCTTGCGGGCCGCCGCACGACTCTCATCGGTCGCCGATCGCTCGTAGTCGGCCATCCACCCGATGTGATCCGGGTCCGCGATCGGCTTCCCGCATCCACATCCGCCGCCGAAGATGATGAACGGCTCGTGCTGTGTCAGGCGTTGCACCGCAGCCCGCAGCCGCTCGACCTCGGTGATCAGCGCCGGAACGTCCGTGCGGGCAGCGGCGATGAAGTCGGCGTCGTTAGTGCGCGGATGGCCATTGGCGTTGCGATAGGACGTTCGGGCCACGTCAATCGCGGTGTCTAGGTTGGAATCGCCTACCGGGTCGGCCAGTACGGACATGCCCCACAACTTCCACGGTCCCGCCGTTGCTGCGTCTGCGCGTGCCCGGATCGCGTCCAGGTCGATGGGCTCACTCATGGCTGGCCCCGAACCCGTCGACGTTGGGGTCGATCATCACGAGGACCTCGGCGTCGGGTCGCATGAGTTTGATCTCCGTTAGCGGGTCGATGTGCGTGTGGTCGACCTCGCGCATCCTGGGAACCTCACGCGTCTCGCCATGCTCGGCCGACATGAGATCGAGCCACGCAAAGACCTCGTCCTTGCTGGTCAGCGTTGGCGCTTCGGTAGGCAGGTCGGGGAACGTCTCGATCAGGAATTCCTCGCACTCACGAGCCACGCGCGGAAGTTGGTGGGTGAACAACGACTCGTCCACGAGCCACCCAAGGATGTCGTACACGCCGCCGATGTGGCGGGGACTGACGAGCGCTCCCGTGGTGATGCTCAGGATGTCGCCGATGTGGAATGTCTTGGTCTCGGTGCTCATGATGCGTTGGTCTCCTGTCGTGGTTTGAAGCTGCTGGGACGTCGTGCTGCGATGGCTTCGGCGCTGGCGGGTGTGAGTGGCCGCGGTTGTTCCCACTCGTGCGGCCGGATGTCGGCCGGGATGACGTGGGCCAGGTGCTTGCCCTGCCGAACGCCGCAGCCGGGGTAACCGCACTCGGGGTCCAGGGGCGCGTAGCCGGGAAGATGGCTTGTCCCGGCGCCGGTGAGCGTCCTGGCGATGGTTGACCACGGCCCGTCTGTGAGCGCCCTGGCCGGCGTGACCGTGCTGGGCTCGATCGCACAGACGGTCATGCGTACGACGGCGTCCCGGTAGGACCACTCCATCGCGTTCTCGCTGAGCCAGGTGCGGACCCGCTTGACCTTGTCGACAGCGCCGTTGCCCCAGTCGGGGCGTAGGGCGATGAGTGCGGAAGCGAGACGGTCGCGTTCGGTGATGTTCACGAGGCATCCCGGGCGCATCCGTGCGGGTACCGTGCCTCGAGGCCAGCCACGAGGCACGCGTCACAGAGCGCGTTCGGGTCGTAGGTCAAGGCGCCTTGACAGCAGGGACACGTCTCAGGGTCGAACGGGTTTCCGCCCTCGTCGATCTGGTATCCGTCAAGCTCGATCATCCTCATCGTGCTTCTCCTCGATTGAGAGTCATGTCCAATTCGTCGCCGCGCGCGCACTGAGCTGAGGGTCGATTTGAACTTGGCTCAGCCATGAAGTACTTCTTCCAGTTCCACTTCCGTACTCCTAACTCCCCTTCCTTACTCAGGGGATGAGTCCTCAGTGCGGACTCACTGAGTTGTGTGTGAGGGCTCCGTGAGTCGTGCATGATCGCTCCGTTACACATCAGTGCTTCCTCCCTGCTTCCTCACTGCACAGTCGACGTCGATCGGGGGTGGAAGTTTCGACGGCGTGTAGCGGTTGATGACCTGGTGGTTATGCCATGACGGGATGCACCCGTAATGCACCCCCGAGGCGCTGTACGCGTGTACGAATCCCGTGTCGAGGACCTCGCCGTACCACTTCATGACTCTCGAACTTGGCAGGTTGTCGTTCTGGAACACGTACCCGTTGATGCCACTGATGCCGGCGATGAACCGCCCGTCGTCGTCAGCGAACGAGATGAGCCCGAGGGCGAGCAGGCGCGCGTCTCTGGACATGGCGGCGATCTCTGGGCTGCCCCAGAACTGCGGCTTGAATGTTCTGATGCGGGGCATTACGACGCTTCCCCTGTGAGGTCGAGGACGCCCTGAGACAGTCGGCGCGCGGATGTCTCGCAGTAGCGCTCCTCGAGTTCGACTCCGATGGCTTTGCGCCCGAGCGCCTTGGCTGCCACGAGCGTCGAACCGCTACCCGCGAACGGATCAGCGATGACTCCAGGTGGGCTGAGGTCAATCAGTTCCGCCATGAGGTCGCCGGGCTTGGCGTGGGGGTGTCCATACCGACCGGCAGGCGAGTATGGATTCCCGGAGCTCGCAATCCGCGACCTGAATACCGACCCTCGCAGAGGAGGCAGTCGCGGCCACCGACCGACGAAGAAGAGGCACTCGATATCTCTACGCAGGCCGAGCGTCGAGCCGACCACTCCAGAGTCGGGAGGCTTCTCGTAGATACCGACGTGCACATACTCCTCCGGGAACGCAGCGTAAAGGGAGCCGAATACAACGCCGGGCAGATCACCCCATGCTGCGAGCGCACCATCTCTCACCTCGGTGGACTGATCTCCCGCGATTCCGTCGTGCGCGTGCGATGCTCGCCCGCGGGGCTTCGTCCCCATCGCCGCCGAGTTTGCGCCCCGACTCCAGCGGATCCCGTACGGGGGGTCGGTCACGAGCACGGCGGCGGCCAGCCACTCGGTGACCTCCAGGCAGTCGCCCAAGTACAGGGTCACAAACTCGTCGGAGTAGTACGGCGTGGTCATGAGGCCCGCTTCACGATGTCGTAGCCAGCAGCGCGGACGTTGCGGAGAACGTGGTCGAGTTCGTCGTCGTCGAGTTCAGCGATCGAAGGCGCGGCGAAGGCATCGTGCAGTACGTCGCGCACGTCCGCGTCCGGGTCGGGGACCTCTGTGATGAGGTAGACGAGGACGTGATCGACGTCGACCGAGCCCCCGCACCCGCCGTGCTTGATGAACCACTTCCCTGGCAGGATCGTGAGGGACTGGAGCCAGCCCTCACATACAGACCCGTCAGGCCACTCGCCGCGCACTTTGGCCCCATCACGCCAGCGCGGGTCGTCAGCGGTCAGCAGCACCGGTGCGGGGATGGGCGGGGATGCGGGGGCCAGCAGGGCAGGCTCGCTGTCGCAGCGGCTCCATGTGCCGTCATAGCCCTTCTCCCAGCCGTTCCAGCGGGAGTGGGGGGCCAGTTGGGCAAGCCAGGCGCTAAGGGCTGTGGCGATCGGCCCAGCCGGGACGGTGACACTGGCAGCGCCAGTGTCGAAGGCGGCACGGACGACGCCCCAGTTGAGGAAGACGAGGGGGTCTATTCCTGCCGTGTACTTGCCGGCGCCGCTGTACCAGTCCCGCCTCATCGTGCTTCTCCTTGCTCGAGAGTCAGATCCAAGTCGTCGCGAACTCGCGCGTCTAGTAAGGGTCGATTTGAAATTGGCTCAGCCATGAAAGTCTTTTGACTTTTCTCCATTCCCTTCCATTCCCTTCCCTTCCATTCCCCCCGTGAATGGGACCGTGAACGGTTCACGGAGTGATTCACGGAACGGTTCACGGGGTGATTCACGGAACGGTTCACTGAATGATTCACTGAATCTCCCCTTCCTCGAACAGCGCGTCGGCAGGTGGTGCGGGCAGTGGTGAGGGCTGTGGGTGGCTGATCTTCTGGTGCTTGCGATACTTCGGGAACCAGCCGTACGGGACGCCGTCCACGTCGTACATCTCGACCATGGGGCGGTCGGCTGCGGGTCTCTTGGTAGTGACCTCCGTGAGCCATCCCCTGAGCTTGATCGGCGTGACGTCCTTGTCGATCGGGAAGACGTAACCGAGGATCGCCTGAGGAGTTGCGACGAATCTTCCAGAGTCGTCAGCCATGGAGATGAGCCCTACGGTGAGCAGTCGAGCATCCCGGGACATGTGCCCACAGGCGGCCCAGAAGCTCGGCTTTAGCGTTCTAATCCGGGACATTACGACGCCTCTCCGTCCACAAGTGCGGTCTGTCGTAGCCGCGTGCTGAGGCTCAGGTCGAGATAGTCGGCGTTGATGTCTATGCCGATGTAGGGGTGTCCGTGGTTGGCGGCCGCGAGCCCTGTGGTGCCACTCCCGGAGAATGGGTCAAGGACGGTCCCGGCGGGCTTGCAACCCGCGAGGATGCACCGCTCTGCGAGCGCGACTGGGAACGTGGCAAAGTGCGCGCCGGGGAATGGGCTGGTTGGGATCGTCCACACGTCGCCGGGGTTGCGGCCCGCGGGCGACACGGAATCATGCTTGCCGCCGAACTCGATGCCCTGCGGTTGCCGTCCGAGAAGTTCTGGACGCTTACCGGGCCCCGTTCGGTTGATGCGATGCTGGCGACACCCCTGCCCCGGAACGTCTGCCTCTTTGGTCTCACGCTCGAATGACAAGGCCGCTGCTGCGGTCGTGGTGATCGGCTCGCGGATTGGGTCGAGGTCGAACCAGTACCGGGCGCTCTTGGAGAACATGAACACGTGCTCATACCTCGACGAGAGCCTATCCTTCATGGACTCCGGCATCGCGTTCGGCTTGTTCCAAACGACCGCGTTACGCAGAATCCACCCGTCGTCCTGTAGTGCGAACGCCACGCGCCATGGGATGCCGAGCAGGTTCTTATCTGGGCGCTCGGGATAGACCCGGCGCGGCGTGAAGTATGAGCCCGTAGCAGGGCCTGCGGGCGTAACCTTCGCCGTTCCGCCCGACCCCTTCATGCTGCTCGCGTACGAGTCGCCGAGGTTGAGCCACAGAGTCCCGTCGTCGGCGAGCACGCGGCGCACCTCGCGCATCGACGCCACCAGCGCCGCCACATACTCGGCCGGTGACGGTTCCGCGCCGAGCTGGCCGTCGACGCCGTAGTCGCGGAGCCCGTAGTACGGGGGCGACGTGACGCAACACGCGACCGATCCGGCGTCAAGTGCGGGGATGACGTCGACCGCTTTGCCGTGATGGAGCGTGATGCTGTCATCCTGATAGTGGGGTGCGCTACGCTTAGAAACAGCCACGTCAGACTCCTACATAGTCGGTGGTCAGGCCCTCGGTTTGAGCGTTCACGCGCTCGCCGGGGGTCGTCCTGTTGGACGCTTTCATTGTACTCCCTAACTGCCCGGTTTCCGTGTCCTGGCTAGGCATTTCGCCCTCCTCGTGCTCGGTCTGTACCTGCTCGTGTGCCCACGTTGTGAGCCGTGCTGCGAGCACGACCAGGTGGGGGAGTTTCGCGTGTTCTTCGAGGAACGTCGCGAGCACGATCGCCTCGCCGGGGGTCAGCGGGAAGTCGCTCTTGGCGGCGGCCACCAGCGCATCAACGCGGGTCAGGGGGTCGGGCATGGCTCGCCTCCCCGGTGAGCGCTTCAACGACGGCCCAGACGAGGTCGCGGGCAGCTGGTGGAGTGACGGCGTTCCCGGCGAGGCGTACCCGTTCGCGCTTCGAGCCCTGCCAGCGGTAGTCGGCGGGGAACGACATGCCGAGCGCGATCTCGTGCGGCTCGAGCATCCGGAACGTGCAGTCCTCAGGCTCGATCGTGGTCGGCTCGAGGATGGACTGGACCGCACCGACCGCCGTCATGGTGCGGAACGGCTCGTGCGCGGGGGTGACCATCTGGCCTGCGTTCCCGCGAGGGGTGTTGTTGCGCATCACCAGCGCGTACCGGTCAACGGTGGTGAGTGTTCCGATGGGCAGCTCGGTCGGCTTGGCCGTGTCGCTGCCCGAGTAGTACGGGACGAGCAGGCCGTGGTGGTTGCCGGATGCCGCCACCGTGTCGAGTGGGTAGGTGGTCAGCTTCGGGGCGTTGGTGCCTCGCAGAGTGGTGAGGATGCCGATCTCGTTGCGGGTCGTCTGGGTGCGGAACGGCAGGTTGTCGGGGGCTGCGTGCTTCCCGTCGCGGCCCTCTGTCGGGATCAGCAGCGACCCGACGAGGCCCTTGGTCATGGATGTGTGGAGGGTGCGCAGCGGTTCAGTGATGGGCCACGCCCGGTAATACGAGTTGGGGTTTCCGTGCTGGGGGTGGCGTGGGTCGGTCGCGTCGTACTGGTTCCCCCCGGCCTCGATTATGAACTCGTGCCCGTAGCGGCGCAGGCCCTCCCGGATGCGGGCCATCGTCTTCGGGCTCAGGGGTCGCTCACGGTCGCCGATGCGCTGGCCCTCGAGTGACCAGTCGATCGCCACGGACGCGGGGAGCCATCCGGGCTCGACGGCGTGGCCGCGGTCGCATACGTAGACGTACTGTGCGCGGTACCTGCCGACGGTCCGTCCTGGCTTCCATGCCTGCCGTGACGCCACGACCTGCTCGCAGACCGGGCACCATGCCTTGGGGCTCAGTACCGAGTCGATGTCGGGCACGCGCTCCCCCTCGGGCCATGCGATGACGTAGATGCGATCGCGGGACTGTGGTGCGGGGTCGCCGTGCGCCTGGGCGTGCATCGAGTTGAGGCTGACGACGCGGTAGAGGTAGCCGAGCCTGCGGAGGCCCTGCTGCCATAGGCGCCATGCTGCGGAGAACTTGGGCTGTGTGGCGACGTCGACGACGTTCTCGACGACGACGGCCCGGTAGTGGTGGTACTCGATGAACCGGAGCACGTCGAACATGAGGAGCCGGGAGCGGGTGGTCTCGTCGTCGCCCTCGCTGATCAGCTCGTCGGGCACGTCGTCGAACAGGGTCGGGTCGCCGCCCATCTCGACGCTGAGGGCAGTGGCCTGGCTGTTGGCGATAGACCACTTCGTGCACTCGGGGGATGCCCAGAGGATGTCGGTGCGGGGAAAGTTGCGGGGGTCTTCCCTGTGGAGGTCGACGCACGCGTGTTCGGTCTGCTGGTGGTTGTCGGCATGTACGGCGACAGCGAGGGGCCAGTGGTTGGCCGCGAGGGATAGGTGGACTCCGGGGATGTCTTCCATGCCGGAGGAGCTTCCGCCTGCGCCGGCGAAGATGTCGGTGACGGTGATCATGGCTTCACCGGCGTCGCTACCGTGCTCGTCCCGTGCCGCGCGTCCGTCGCAGTCGTGCGCCGGACGCTCATGCCAGCCCGCCCGTCAGTACGTGCGCGGGGCACAGGTCCCGGCCGACCTCCAGCACGTCCGTCTGCCAGCCACGAGCCTCAGCAGCGTCATAGGCGGCGCGCTGCGTGGACCAGCCACCGTCGGGCGCGTCGAGCTCGCCAGGGTCGAGAGCGTGGCCACAGAGATCACAAGCGATGACCCACGACTCGGCGGCAGTCGGGCGGGTCTCCAGGAGGATCATGACCGCTGCTCTGGGATATTCGGGCCGTCGTCAATGATCTCGGCGTCGATCGGCTCGGCCTGCTCGGTGATCATCTGGGCTGTCTTCATTGAGCCGGGCTGCTCGTCGACGGTCATCGCCTGGGTCAGTTCGACGGCCTTCGGCATGAGCTTGAGGACTTGCTTGAGGGCGGTCTTGCGCTCCATCCAGTGCTCAGGGTCGGGGATGTCGCCGGAGGGGCCGACCTTGCCGCGGCGCAGAGCCTTGATCTGGTCGGCGGTGAACACGTCGAACTGGAGTGCGCCCGTGGAAAGCTCGACGATCGCGTAGTAGTGGGTGACGGGTCCGCGGTCGCCGTCTGCCGGCTGGTGGTCGAGGCGTCTCGTGATGCCCTTGGACCAGTCGAAGTCGTCGTTCGCGCAGACGTAGCCGGTATCGATCCGGGAAGCCATCGGATGCTGCCAGAACAGCTTCGCGACGCCCTGGTAGCCGACGATCAGTTCGCACTCGGTGACGCCGCGGCTCTTGTCCCGGTAGGGAACCAGGTAGCACTCGCCGTTGACGCCCGGCTCGAGCCCGAGCGCCGACGCAGTCAGCAGCGCCCCGAAGAACGACTCGGGCGTGCATTCGGTGAGTCTCGGCGTCTTGCGGACTTGGGTCAGGACGACGCGCGTGAACCTCTCGCCAGACATGTGCCGGGGCAGCGCACGGGCGATCTCGCCGTGCATCCGCTCGAGCATCTGCGCCATGGTCGGCTTCTTGGCACCGCGTGCGGGGACTGCGGCCTCGTCGGGGAGGGCGACGTCGGTGGTCTGGTCGGTCATGATGCGTTCCTTTCGAGGAGTTCGGTGAGTTCTGCGATCTCGGCGTCGGCGAAGACTTGCTCGGCGTCGCGGAGTGCCCAACGGGGCGGGGAGAGCGTGATGAGGTCGTCGCCGTAGCCAGCCCATGAGCCGGACGCGTGGCAGTCGGAGAACAGCCGGATGGCGCGGTCCAGTTCGTAGTCGCCGATCGCACGGAAGTCGTCGTCGAGCTCGACCACGGCAGTCAGGTATGGGGGCTCTTTGTCCTGAGGGATGAAGAACATCCGGTCACACTCGGGGCCGATGAGCTCACGCGCGAGGCGCCGATACATGGCGTCTTGGATGTGGTAGCCGTACTTGAGGACCGACCTCGTGAACGCTGACGGTGAGGCGTCCGCAGTCGTCTTGTAGTCGACGACGCCAGCCTCGATGAGCCGGTCGAACTTGCCGCGCAGCCAGATGCCCGTACCCGCGTCCTGGATGAACCCGGCCAGTTCGGCCTGACCTTCACAGGTGAGGAGCGCGCGCGCGCGCGGGTGACGCATGACGACCTCGTACATGGCCTCGATCCGGGCGGCCGGTTTCGGGAGCAGCGGCACCAGTCCGGACGCCCGAGCAGCTGCAGCCTCGGCCTTGTACGCGTTCGTCGCTCGACTGGCGTAGTCGAGCACGACGTATCCGGTTCCGGCGCCGAGCAGCCGATAGTGCATGGCCTTGCCGAAGTCGTACTCGTCGCTCGTCTCCTCTTCGACGGACATGTCGTACATGTACTTGGCGGGGCCGCCTTCGCGGAGCAGGATCTTGGCGCCACTCTGCGAGAGGCTGCCGCCTACCGGGTCCCCGAAGTAGTCCTCGTCGCTCATCGGGTACAGGCCGGGTTCAGTAACGCGGTTCGGGCGGCTCTGGCGGTTCATCGCGGTACAACCTTCCTGTCCATGGATTGCCCTGTTCGAGGCATTCCCGGTGGTCTTCGGGGTCAGTGATGGGGTGGCGGCAGATGAGGCACTTAGGTGGCTTCCCGGGGTTCATCGGAGCCTCGGACGCTGGTTCGTGAGCGCCTTGCGGACGAATGGTTCGACGGTGCACGCGCACCCTTCGCCACCGCATGAGCACGTGTCGCGGGTGACCTTGTCGTCGCGGGCGTTGGTGATGCGGATGGCTTCGGCGACCGATTCCCGGTCAGCACCCAGCCACGCATCGACGTTGGTCGTGCCGTCGGGGACGTTCATGATGTGGCCACCCGGTCCTCCTCGAACACGGCCTGACCGTCGGAGTAGTGCGCGAGCGAGTCAGCCAGGTCAGGTGCGGCGTCGATGATCCGCAGCGCCCAGCGGACCGCGCCGAGCTCGGCGCGGATCCGGTCGCGTGTGTACGGGGTCGTCGCTCGTGGCAGCGCCTTGTCTCGGAGCCACTGGGCGTGGCGTGCGAGCACATCCCTGCGCGCTCGCGCCTTGGCGGTCATGACTCGGCCTTGTCGGTGTCGAAGACGCGCGCGAATCCAGCGAGGCCGATGAGCACGAGTTCGCCGGCGGATGACGCTTCGGCGCCGCGAACCGTGTCGTGGCCGTAGAGCTGGCTGGCGCGGCGGGTGAGGGCGATGGTCCGGGCCCGGATGGCTGCAGCCTCGATTGCGAGATCATCGGCGGGGCTCATTTCGCCACGCCCCGCTCACGGAGGGCTTCGAGGATCTGCCCCGCCTCGTCGCCATCGACGTCCTGGTATCCGAGGCCGTGCAGGACCTCGATCACAGCCTGGCGCTTGTCCGCGTCCGGGTCGGGAGCCGCGGCGATGAGGTAGACACGGACACATGCATCGGCGTACGTGAAGCTTTGATCGTCTCGGTAGCGGATCTCCCCGCGCCTATAGCCGTGCAGGGTGCCCTCGACAGCCGTCCCGTCAGCGAACTCGCCCCGGACCTTGGCCCCATCACGCCAGCGCGGGTCGTCAGCGGTCAGCAGCACCGGTGCGGGGAACGGGGCAGGCTGCCACGAGGGGTCGTAGACGAGCGTCAGCGAGCCATGGCGGAGGATGGCCTCTGATTCGTAGCGCAGGGTCGTGTCGATCTTCCCCCAGAGGATGTTGCTGATCCGCTGGTACACGACAAGCCCGCAGCGACCAACCGCACCCTTCGGCAGCGCGTCGAGCTCGGCGGCTGTCGTCAGCACCCGCTCGGGCTGGCGGTAGGTGACGGACGCAGCGCCAGCATCGAAGGCGGCGACGAGCGCGCAGTGCTTGTACTTGTCGTCGTTCGAGTGGTAGCAGAGGGGCTTGGCGAATGCGAGCGCTGCGTCGCTCGGGGTGTAGTCGGTCATGGCATCTCTCTCAAGGTTGAGGTGATCCACGCTTCGATGGCGTGGTGTGCTGCGATTGCTGCGAGGGCGGCGAGCGCCACGAGGACGAGACGGCGGCGGGTGGTCATCGGATCGCCTCGAAGACCCACCGGGTGATGGTCTCGACGCGAGTCGTGTGACCCGTCTGGGCGGTGTGGGACTCGGCCCGATCTCGGACCTTCTTGAGGTCGTAAGCGGGAGACGTGTGCGCGTCCCAGTCGCAGCCGTCACATTCCGCGAACCCGGCGCCAGATGTGCGCCCCCAATCGACGGCGTGCCGCGTCATGACTGCTCCAGGGCGACGATGATCCGGCTGACAGCGGCGACGTGGTTCTGAGCCAGCAGGTACGCGAGGCTGTTGAACGGGCGGTCCGTGGCTGCGTCCTGCCGGGCGACGATGGCCTCGGCCAGCTGGTCGCTCCAGAACGGGGCGTAGCGGGCCATGGTTGCGCAGACAACGAGGCTCCGACCTCCCAGGCGGGCTGGTGCGGGCAACTCGGGACGCCGCCAGATGCGAGCCACTGCCCAACGCCCTGCCCGTTCAGCGCCAGCGATGAGCGCGACCAGCAGCGCCGAGAGGACGAGCCAGCCGACGATGACGGCGAGGGGGATCCACAGGCCGGTCATGGGTGCACCCACAGGATGACGATGACCGCACCGATGAGGGCGAGGATTGCGAGGCCGAGCATGGGGGGGACGTGGCGCAGGAGGGCGATCATGACCCGGCCTTGGTGAAGTCAGGGTGCTGGCCCGCGATGTGCCGCGCGAGGTCGACGAACGACCGCTGGCAGCAGGGGCACACGCCGTTGGCGATCCGGTTCTTGAGCCTGGTGGTGACGCCCTTCTGCGCCCGGCGCCGGTTCTCGGAGGTCTCAGCCTGGTCTTTCCAGGAGGTGGCGCGGCTTTCGGCGGACTTCAGCTGCTGGCGAAGCTGCTCGGCTTCCGACTTCTGGGAGTAGCTCAGCGAGTGGCCGTTGGGGCAGTAGAAGCCCTTGTGGTCGTTGCGGCGCTCTTGCATGAAGTGCGCTCCGAGACCGAAGACGATGCCGCAGTTCGCGCACGTCTCCGCGACGATCGTGGTCTCGGCGGTGATCGTCTGCCCGCGTGTGACGGTGCGCATCACAACACCGCCGTGAGGAGCGCGAGCACGTACAGGATCGCGACGATTGCGAGCCCGCCGAAGAGGTAACCGATGGCCGCGCGGAGAGTCAGTCGAGCGCGGACCACGACGTTGCGCGGGAGTCGGGTGCCGGACGTGACGCCGGACATCAGAATCCGCCTCGATCCCTGTTGATGCGGCGAATGACAACGGGCGTAGCGGGCTTGTTCATGTTGACAACGAAGGGTTCCTTCGCCTGCGGCTCCATCTGGTCGGCGATCCGGCGCAACTGTTGGCCGATGCCGAGGAGGACGCGCTGAGTGTCGTCCATGTACTCGCTGCAGGACTCGGCTTCGGCGAGGTAGTCGCGGGCGCTCACCACACACCGCCGAAGTCCCGGTTCGTGCCATCGGCCTCAGCTTTGGCGCGGCGAACCTTGGCGGCCTCAACCGAGGCACGGAGAGCAGCCACGAGATCAACGACGGACGGCTCGGGCTCCGCTGTCGCGTGCTCAGCTGCGTTGTGCTCCAACTCGAAACTACAGGGGCCACATAGGGGGACGCCGCCGACCATGACAGTCGTCTCCGTATTGCCGCAGAGACCGTTCTGGCCCTGGCATTCCAGGTCAGGCTCGGCCGTCATCTTCAGCGAGGCGAGCCAGCCGGACGGGGGACGCGGCACCCATGCGGGGACGTCCGGCGCGGCCAGCGAGTTGCTCGTGGCGAGAGTTCGGCACGAGCAGTCGTCCGCAAAGGTGTAGACGCCGGTCTCGAGCCCGCCCGCACTGAACCGTGTCGCAACCCACGAAACGCTGGTCACGGGTGGTGGAGCGTCGGGGGCGGGGAGTTGCACCGATACCTGGGTGAACGGGGCTCTCGCCTCTGTCTGTGTGGTCATGACGCCACCGCCTCAGACTCAGCGGGGTACTGGACGAACGAGCGCATCGGCTGGCCAACCCATACCCATGACCCATCGGCGGCGGCGAAGGCGAACTGCTTCCGGTCGCCGTCAGGCGGGATGACCCGCACCTCACGCCCGCGGTCGCGGTTCGCCCGCATCACGCTCGCCGATGGCATCGTGTCCACGTTCAGCAGGAACTCGGCGTCCTTGTGGGCCAGATCCTTGACCAGGTGCTGGATCTTCGGGAACTCGCCAGGGGAGTCGGTGTAGGAGAACTCGATCGTGATCTTCCGGTCGCCGAGCCCACGTGCCTTCGGCATCCCTGAAGCGCGGAACGTCACCCCGTCCTCATCACTCCATGCCAGGTCGACGGAGAGGTCGACCATCAGGCGACGATCACGAAGCCGGAACGCGGAGACGACGTGAGCGAACCAGGCTGCGGGGACGAGCACCGGCGAGAACCCTTCCGGGGGCTCGAAGTCACGAAGTCTCGCGCGGCTCATCACGTAGCGGTCAGTGGCGCGCGCGGCCAGCGACCCCTCATGCGCTGCGATCTGCACGTAGGTGAAGATCGGCATCATCTGATCAGATGCCGCCGCGGGGACGACGGCCTTGGCGATGAGTTCGACCTCATCGGCTGTCAATGTCAGTGTGTTCATGTACAATCTCCTTTGGTGGGCGGCAGGTCTTCGGACCTGCCGTTCTTGCGTTGTGCTGTTGGTGGCAGCCCGGGCGAGGGCTTGGGGCCGCATCTCTCGCCCGGACCGCAGGCCCCTCCCCCGTGGAAGGCGGGAGGGACGACTAGGCGACGCGTCGTCGCTTGCGTGGCATCAGTCCGTCGACCTCGGCCCTGGGGATGCGAACAGAGCCGCCGATCTTGACCCGGGTGAACAGGCCCTCGGCTAGCCTGCGCTTCACGGTCGAGCGGGAGATCACGAGCAGGTCGCAGACATCGCGGATGCTGTAGTACGCGGGTGCGGTCATCGGGGCTCCGGGATCTTGGCCCACGTCGCGGGGTGCTGCTCCGTGGCAGCGGCGCCGAACTGGAACTTTTTCAACGTCTCGCCTGCGCGGACCGCGTTCCACGTACGGAACAGGACGAAGAGCGCGGTCGACGGGTACACCCGGCCGGGACCTCCGCTCTGCATTGCGGTGACTCGCTTGAGGAGTGTGTAGATCGGATCTCCCGCCCCGGCTGTCTTCAGCGACACGATCCGGTCGAAGAACTCGATCGAGGCGTCGGGATCGATGGCTGTGGTCTCTGCCACCGCGGTCGCTATTGCTCCGCACGGGAGTTTCAGCCCCTGGTTGTACAGGTGCTTGGCGCGCTCCGCGTATGCCGCGAGTTCTGGATGCTCGGTTGCGTAGTCGAGCATCTCGGCGTTCGTGAGTCGGAAGGTTCCACTCATGATCCCCACGCAGCTCGAGAACGCCCCCACCTTCCATGCGAAGTGAGTCGAGATGGTGGCCGATAGGTCCTTGGCGTTGGCATATCCGGCGAAGGTGAGCGCGTCGCGGGTGGATCTCGGTGAGCCACAGTCCATGACCGATTGGGCGGCCGGATCGAGCCCTCGGACGATGGCCGCCGTGATCGGCGTGTTCGCCTCGATGACGGCGTAGCAACGGTTCTGTCCGTCGATCATCTGGCCGTTGCGGTCGAACTTGATCGTCTCGCCCGTGAACTCCCACCGGCCGTGCTTCATGTCGCGGGCGAACTTGACGATCTTCGTCGGCTTCTTGTTGCGGTTGGGGGCTTGGTTCTCCAGCCACTCCTTAGCCATGGCGGGTGTCAGGGTGAGGATCTCGAACATTGGGACCTGAGACATGTATGCTCCTAGCTAGTTGTTGTTGATGCGGTTGAGCAGGTCTTCCAGGACCTCAATCGCGCTGGTCAAGTGGCTCCGCAGATGCGGAGCCACTTCCGTCTTGTGGGTGCTGAATCGGTCGTCGTCCACCAGCCGCTTGATGCGGTCGACCGTCTTCTCTAGGTCCCATCCGGCCGTCTGGATGAGACCGGGGAGCGGGGTCCGTCGCGGCGCGGTGGGTTCGGTCCGGGTGTACGTCTTGCCGTCGAGCACTTCGCCCGTGTCTGGGTCGATGCGCTCGGTGGGCTTCGGTCCGGGAGCGGGCTTGCCCTCGGAGGTCACGCGAGGGATCGAATGGTCAATCTGTCCATTCGCGGCGAGATCGTTTCGGACAGCGGCCACGGTCACGTGGCTGACCCCGATGCGGCGGGCGTGCTCGCGGTCGGTCAGTTGCGGGTCGGCCTTCACCGACTCCTCCAGCAACGCCTGCACCTGAGCGCGGGTGAGGTGGCGGCGGTCCTTGTTCAGCGAGATCGCCAGCGTCCGCTTCACGCTGTCCGACAGGCCAGTGCGTACGTCGCGTGGGCAGTCGATGCCGAGTTCGGCGGCGATCATGTCGCGGTGGTGGCCGTCGATGATCGCGCCGTTCTCGTCCACGAGCACCGGTACCTGGATGCCGTGCTGGCGGATGGACTCGGTGAGGGATGCGTACTCGCTCGGCAGGAGCGGCGGCATGAACTGGAACAGCACCGGAGCGCTCATGCTGCGTCCCTCACGATCGCGACCTGGGGGACGTTGAGAGCGCGGGCGATGTTGGCGACGAGGATGGGAGTAGCGGCCTTGCGGCCAGCCTCGATGTTGGAAAGGTACGGGCGACTGATCCCGACTTCTACGGCGAAGTCGTCGGCCCGCCACCCCATCTTGAGCCGGAGAGCTCGGATGGTTGCCCCGATCCGCTCCCTCTCGCGCTTATCAAGTTCGGAGGTTCTCGCTGTCATGTCCCCAATCATGGGGGAACTTGGGGGAACTTGCAAGCCCCCTGAGTCGAAAACTTCCGATGTTGTGCGAAGTCCCTAGTCAGATGGAACTACAACCTCCGAATTACGGGCGTGTCTTCCTGGGTCAACCCCGGAACTTTTCGACTGGCCCCGGTTGAGGTTTCCTGTTCAGGACCGTCATCGTCTACCCATGGGAACCCGACATGCGGGCAGAAGTCCATGACCGTCGCCGAGTTCGAGGCCATATGCCGATCGCTGGGTCGGGAGCCGTGGGAAGTGATGAAGGTCGCCCAAGGGCACTGAGGGTCATGCCTCAGACGGTGACCGCGACCTCAGACAGAACGGGTCCTCAGATGAGAGGCGTCTTAGAAGCGGGCAGCAGTGCGCTCATCCGCTCGGCAACGGCGTCCGCGCGCTGGCTGTCGAAGACCTGGTACGTCTGGACCATCTGTAGCGTTGTATGGCCAGCCATGTTCTGAAGTTCCTTCACCGTCGCGCCAGTCTGGCCCGCGAGCGTGAGCGCGGTCCGCCTCAGGTCGTGGATCTTGAGCGACGGTCGCCCGATGGCCACCGCAGCGGCCTTGTGTGCCCGCCACAGCACGACGGAGTCCATGGGGGAGCGTCCGTCCCCAGCAGGGAACAGCAGCCCGTCAGCAGGCCCGTCGTAGGCGTCCAACCATGCCCTGAGCATGGGCCGCAGGTGGGGCGGGACGGCGATACGCCGCATGCCGGCGGCTGTCTTCGGCGCCCCGATGTACCAGGTGCGATCCTTGCCCCTGCCGATCTTACTCACGGTCTGCTCAACCTTGATCGCGCTCCCGTCGTCAGCGACGTCGCAGTGTCGTAGCCCGCGGTCCTCGCCGGAGCGCAGCCCGCACCAGGCGGCGAGCAAGAGCAGGAGCGCGTGACGGTCGGCCGCCGCCGTGTACGCCTGGAGCTCGCCGATATTGAGCGCCTGCCCCTTGGCCTTCGGTGCGGGCTTCCCGGCGCCCTTGATCCGGACGGGGTTCCGTTCGATCATCTCGTCCTCGAGCGCGTCGGCCATGAGCGATCGGAGCAGCTGGTACGCGTTGCCGTTCTGGGTGGGAGTGCCGGGGAGGCCGTCGTGCCAGCGATGTACGTCGGCGGGGGAGATGTCCACGAGCGCTTTGCCGCCGAGCGTGGGCAGGATCGCTAGATCCAAAAGTTTCCAGTACAGGTCAGTCGTCGTCGGCCGGATCGGCTTGCGGGCGCGGGTGGCGCGTCGCCGCAGGTTGGCGGTGGCGTACTCCCTGAGCGTCATCCCGTCGACCTGCTCCACGGGGCGGCGTCGGGCGGGTGCTGTCCACTGGGCGCGGTCGATCAGGATCTCCTCATCGCGCAGCCACACCTCAGCGTCGGCCTTGACGAGGTAGGTGGACCAGCCGACGTGGCGGCGGTTGTCGGGGCCGATGTAGGAGGCCTGCCAGCGGGTGCTGGGGAGTTTGCGGATGGTGCCGAACGCGCGGCGGTTCACGGGCGTGGCCCCGCGTTCTCGGCCCGCAGCCGCTCAACCTCGGCGTGGAGGACCCGAGCGGCGTAGCGCATCAGGTCGACCTCAGCGAGTAGCGCTGGGACGTCCGTGCGGGCATGGGCTGCGAACTCGAATGCCGCCTCCTCCTGGCCCCACCCGATGACCCCGTCGGCGTTGCTGAACTCGAAGAAGCCGGAAGGGTGTTCCCTCCACGTCCACGGTCCTGCCGTTGCTGCGTCTGCGCGTGCCCGGATCGCGTCTAGGTCGATGGGGTCACTCATGACCGATCGCCTCCATCGCCTGGTGGTCGGTGGGCATCGTGTTCGTCGTTCGTCATGTCACCACCGTAACCCGTGCGCCCCACGTGCGCTACTGGTGGCCCGTCATGCTCCCCCGTGACCCATCGTGCACCCTGGCAACATGGCAACACCCCTAGTCAAGTGGTCCTGACTAGGGGTGATAGGGGTGTCCGAGAGAGGACTCGAACCTCTGTACATTCGTGCTCTCGCTAGGTGAGGGACGCTACCCGTGCAGCCGCGTGCGCTCTACGTGCGTCAGCCGGACACAGCAAAACGCGCCCACCCTGCCGGAGCAGAGTGGGCGCGTTGGACCTCGACGACGATGCGGCGAGGTAGGGGTCAGGCGCGTTCGTAGGTCGAGTACACCTTCAGCACATCCGTGGCTGCGAACGTGGCCGGGTAGGTGGCCGTCAGGTTCGTGAACGCCCCGTTCGCACCGAGCGCGTACGCAGTGATGACGGTCGTGGACGAATGGTAGGGCGCGAGCTGATACGAGCCCACACCGCTTTGGAGGATGGTGCCGTACGAGCTTCCGCGGGCGACGTTGGAAGCGAACGGGAGCGTGATCGTGGGGGATACTGACCCGAACGTGGACGTGGTCCCGAACGTGATGGTGGCGGTCATGTGGACCGTCTTCCCGATGACGACCTGCGTCCCCGTGATCGTGCCGTTGCCGATCGCCCACCCCGTGCCACCCAGTGTGGGCACGTAGGTCGTGTCCCATGCGCCGTACGTGCTCCCGGCCATCCCCGAGTCGACGACGATGGTGCCAGTGCCGGTGTCGGTCAGGACGCCGGCGAAGTTGCCCTGGAGGTAGCTGCGGACGCCTGCGTTGTGCAGCGTGGCGACGCCGCCCGCGAACCCGAAGCCAGTGACCGACGTGTCGGTCGCCGCAGCCTGAATGCGGATGTCGTCGGACGCGTCGTTGCCGAACGGGACGTCGATTCGGTTCCCGCTCCCGGCGACGATGTCGATCGCGCGAGTCGTGTTGTTCTCGCAGTACGGGTTATAGAACACGTTCTTGGTGCCGTTGACGACAATCCCGGTGCCACTGTTCGACTGCACGATGGGCGAGTAGAAAGCGTTCGCGTAGCAGTTCGAGGCGACATGCACACCGTCACCGCACCATTGGACGTCGAGCAGGTAGAAGGCGTTCTGGATCGACGTGTATGCCTGGTCAAGTCCGAGGGTGCATCCGCGGATCGCCAAATCGTAGAAGCTGCCTTCGTTGACGAGGTTGGTGCGCACGCCGACCGAGAAGTTGCCGACCTTGACGCTACGGCTGCGCGCGTTGACGACGGTCCATGTGGTGGAGCCCCAGACGATACCGACACTCGTCCCGGTTCCGGGACCGATGAGGGTCAGGTCGGAGATGCCGCCGGAGTTGACCTCCGTGTCGCAGATGGTGATCGCGGCCCCCGACGTGGCCGTGGACCGGAGGACGGTGCCGGAGAAGTTCGCGTTGACCGCCCATCCGGCGCTGTTGAAGGTGGAGGTCCGGTCGCGCCAGTCCTGCTGGCCCAATCCCCTGAGATGCTGACCCTTTGACACGGTCAGATTCGAGAACTCCAAGACACCGTTGGCCCACTGCAAGACCTTGCCTGGGTTGGCGTCGATGATCGTCTGAACAGCCGCCGTGGAGTCCGTGGCGCCGGTGTAGTCAATGCCGGCGCCGATCAGCGGCACAGTGTACGCAGCGGCCAGCATGTACGTGGACGCCAGCCACGCCGCCTGCGCTGAGCTGGGCAGCCGTGCGTCGTCGATGGTGCCCGCGAGGTTGGCCGCGGGGAACGCTGCGAGCGCCGCGTCGACCCCGTCGCCCCACGTGTTCGTACCGGGCTGTCCTGGTAGAGGGTGGGCCATGTCATGCTCCTATCGCGATGCGGTCAGGTCTGGTCAGCGATGAGCTGAATGGTGCGGTCGAAGGCGAGCCGCCAGGTGGCCCGGTGGCCGCGGATCGTGCCGACGCGGTACTCCCACGGGTTCGGATGGTCGGTACGTGTCCAGCGGCGGACCCGTGGCTTCATTCCCCGGACTTGCTCATCTGGGCGGCCTTCTTAGCCATGTCTTGCAGCGCCTTCGTGTGGCTGAGGTCGAGCAGGTGGCGGGCTTCGGCGCACGCGAGAGCGTCATAGACCACGGTGAGCTCGTTGTCTTGGCGCTGCTCACCGTTGAGGCTCCAGTTCGTCGAGCCGGTGACGAGCCAGACGCCGTTGACGATCATGACCTTGCGGTGCACGATTTCGCCCTTCTCGGAGCGCCCGACCGCGACCGAGTTGCCGTCCTCGTCCCAGCGGAAGCCCGACAGCAGTTCGTGCTCTGTCTTGCCGCCGAACTGGGTCGAGTCGAGCGTGATCTGGGCGAAGATGACCGGATCTTTCAGGCACCGGTCGACCTCCGCCGCGGCCTCGGTGTCGGTGAATCCGAACATGCTCAGCACGAGCGACGTCCGGACTTCCTTGAGGAGCTTCATGATGACCGGGTGGGCGTCGTCGTGCGGCGGGTAGAAGCGGCGAACGTTCGGCTCATAGCCGGTGGGGACGCCGAACACCTTGAACTCGTCGAGATCCGCGATGGTGAGCATGTCAGCCCCCGAGGAGCTTGGTGAGCAGAACAACGATGCCGCCGAAGAGGGTCGCGAGAATCGCACCGAAGGCGTACACGCGCCCCGAGATCCGATCGGAGGATGACGACGCGCCCTTCTGCCCGGACACGAAATCGAACAAGGGCTTGAGGTCATCGCGCAGCGTGTTGATCGCGGCGGCCACGGATGAGTTGGTGGCGTAGATGCCGGACTCGGACAGGTTCTTGTCGCGGAGCACGTCGTTCTGCTGCTCCTTGTACGTCTGGGATTCGCGAGCCAGCTCCAGCGCTGCAAGGTCGGCGGTCTCCTTGATCTTGAGGGCCTTCTCCTTCTCGACGTTGACCTCGGCGTAGCGCCGGTCACGCTCTTCGATCAACTCCTTATCCGCCAGGCGCATGGCCTCGTTGTGGGCGGCGTAGGTCTCGATGGTCCAGCCCTTGGCGGACCTGGTCCAGCCTGGTGGCTTGCTCACGATCGTCCCCCCGGCCCGATCAGTTCGAGATGACGGTCGGGGGCGTGCCGTCAGTGGGCACGCTCGTCACGGGATCAGCGATGGCCATGTCGGATGGCATCGGCACACCGGGCACGATGGGCGCCGGGCTCGTAGCGGCCTCGACCTTGACCACCGCGGGCTTGAGAGCCTGGTAGAAGCCCTGTGCCAGTGAGACCACGATGCCAATCACGATGGTGCCCTGAGCCAGCCAAGAGGTCACGATGGCAGGAATCTGCTCCC